GCGCCACCGTGGCCGGCATCGCCTACTCCACCGTCTTCTGCCTGACCGCGACCGACGCCCACACCCTCACCTTGAGCGAGATCCCGTCGCACCAGCACCAGTACACGGCCACCGCCCGCACCACCAAGGCCGGGACGACCGCCCACGCCGACTATAACGGCCACACCAACACCATCGGCACGCCGACGGCGACCTGGAGCACGGTCGGCGGCGGCGGCTCGCACGCGCACGCCATCGACATGCGCTTGCGGCACGTCACCACCGTGGTCGGGGAGCGCACGGCATGACCGGGAGCCCCTACAAAGGCTACGAGGAGCAGGCCAACGGCGCCAACAGCGGCACCTGGGGCACCGTCCTCAACGACGACGTCTTCACGCCGATGGATAGCAACCTCGGCGGCTGGGAGGAGGTGGCGCTGCTCGCCAGCAACGTGGTGCTGACCGCCGACCAAGCCACACTCTGCCTGATCCGTCTGACCGGCACGCTCGGCGCCAGCGTGCAGGTGACCTCGTCAAACGAGGGCTTCTATTTCGTCGAGAACCTGTGCGTGCTTGGCGCCTTCGCCGTCACCTGGACCAACGGCGCCGGCTCGGCCCTGACGCTCGCCACCAACCGCCGCTATCTGATCTATGCCGACAGCGGCGACGGCGCCCGCATCGTCGGCGAGGCCTCCACCACCAACCCGGAGATCGCGCCGACCGGCACGGAGATGCTGTTCGTCCAGACCGCCGTGCCGACGGGATGGACGCTGAAGGCCACCTGGGACGATTACGCCCTGCGGCTTTCGGATTCGGCGGGCGGCACCACCACCGGCTCGGTCGCCTACTCGACCCTGTTTGCCACCACCACGGCCGGGGCCCACACGCTGACCATCGCCGAGACCCCCGCGCACCAGCACACCTACGAGGCCAACTGCTCCGGCGACAACGGCCCGGCCATCCTCGTTGCCTGGTGGTGCTCCTTCGATTCCAGCGGCGACGCTCAGACGGCCTATACGACCTTTGCCGGCGGCGGCAACTCGCACTCGCATGGCCTCGACATCCGGGTGCAGACCGTCACCGCCATCGTTGGGGTGCGCCAGTAATGCCGACCACCATCAACAAAGGCTACGTGCTGCAGGATACCAACGGCAACATCGACACCTGGGGCGACGTCCTCAACGAGGACATGATCGCCGTGGTCGACCTCAACCTCGGCGGCCTCCAGCTCAAGTCGCTCGGGTCGAGCAATGTCACGCTGACGGCCGAGGAGGCCGACAACGTCATGTTCCGGCTGTCCGGGGCGCTCGGCGCCAACGTCCAGGTCACCAACCCGGCCGTCGGCTTCTACCTGGTCGAGAACATCACCACCAACGACTTCGACGTCACCATCACCAATGGCGTCGGCAGCGCCGTGACGGTGCCGCAGTCATCGCGCTGCGCGCTGTTCGCCGATACCGCCAACGGGGTGCGCCTGTTCTCCGTCGTCACGCTCACCAACCCGGACCCGATCCCAACCGGCACGCGCATGATGTTTACCTCGGCGGCGGTGCCAACGGGATGGTCGCTGGTGTCCATCAGCGACAACAGCGGGCTTTCCCTGGTCAACACCACCGGGGGGACGATCTCCGGCAGCGTTGAGTACGACACCTTGTTCGCGCGCACGGCCACCGATGGCTATACGCTGCTAACCGCCGACATCCCGGCGCATAGCCACGACATCAACTCGCTCGGCACCGCCGGCACCGGGGGCGTTGACGGCGCCGCGCATTGGAGCCACCGCTCGACCGTTGACGGCATCGCCACCGGCACCACCGACAACGTCACAGGCGGCAGCCAGGCCCACACCCACCCGCTAGATATGCGGGTCAAGACCGTGACGGTGATAACCGGCGAGAGGATCGATTGATGCAGAAGGACTTCCTGCCCGACGCGAAGATCAAGTGCCACCGCACCGGCTTTAAGGCCACCTGCCGCAAGTGCGTGGTCGACCACGGCTGCCAGCTATGGAAGCGCATGCACGGCAAGGACTACGCGACCGGCGAGGCCATCGACGTCTACGGCTGCGTCGACAAGTTCCAGGCCGATATCCAGGCCGCCGGGGTGGCGCAGTTGACGCAGAAGCTGGAGATCGTCGCGGGCGAGGTCAACGCGCTGCGCCAGGAGGTGCAGGGCAAGCAGGTGGAGGCGCTGGCGCGCACCATCGTGGACATCAACAAGACGGTGCGGGAGGCCCGCGCCCTGGGCGTCGACCCCGTCAAGATGATCGGGCCGAACTAATGCCGTTTGCCATGCTGCGGCTGAAGCCTGGGGTGAACGCGGAGGTGACCCCCTCGCAGAACGAGGCCGGTTACTCCTCCTCCAGCCTCGGCCGTTTCCGCGCCGGCCTGTTCGAGAAGCTCGGCGGCTGGGAGAAGTTCTACCAGTTCGTGGTCGGCGGCGTGCCGAAGGCGCTGCTGGCCTGGATCGACCTCAACTCCACCGAATACCTAGGCATCGGCACAACCGGCACCGGCACCATCCTCGGCGCCATCTCCGACGGCGTCCTCAACGGCATCACGCCGCAGGAGTTGACGAGCGACTTCGCGCCGAACTTCACCACCACCACCGCCAGCGCCACGGTCACCATCGTCGACCCGAACATCTCCGACGTCACCGCCTTCGACGCGGTGGACTTCCGCACGCCAATCTCGGTCGGCGGCATCATCCTCTCCGGCGTCTACCCAATCGCGCTCAGCCTCGGCGGCAGTTCCTACCGCATCGAGGCGGCCAGCGACGCCACCGGCAACGATAGCCCGGGCGTGGTGCCGGTGTTCGATACCACCAACGGTGAGAGCACGGTCACTGTCACCCTGCCCGACCACGGCCTGGCGGTCGCCGGCAAGATCAACTTCCCGATTGCGACCACGGGCGGCGGCGTCACCATTTTCGGCACCTACCGGGTGCAGGCCGTCGGCAGCGTCGACGACTTCGACATCGCCGTCGACGGCACGGCCACCTCGACCGCGACCTTCTCCATGAACAGCGGCGATGCGGAAATCATCTACCGCATTTCCCTTGGCCCGGACGCCACCGGCACCGGCTACGGCATCGGGCCCTACTCCAGCGGCGGCTGGGGCACCGGCTCCGCCACCACGGCGCAGACCGGCGATGCCATCGAGGCCGACGACTGGACCTTGGACAACTGGGGCGAGATCCTGGTGGCCTGCCCGGAGGGCGGCGGCATCTACATTTGGCAACCCAACACCGGCTTCCAGAACGCCCGCATGCTCGCCGGCAACAACGCCCCGCCCTACAACATCGGCGCCTTTGTCGCCTCCGAGGTGCAGATCCTGATCGCCTACGGCTCGACCGACGTGCTCGACATCGGCGTCGACCAGAACCCGCTGACCGTGAAGTGGTCGCGGCAGGGCGCCTTCGACGACTTCACCGAGGGCAGCGACAGCCAGGCCGGCAATACCATCCTGTCCTCCGGCAGCAAGATTGTTTCCGGGTTGCCGGGGCCGCAGACCAACTTGCTGTGGACCGACGTCGGCATCTGGACCATGTCCTACTCCGGCGTCCCGTTCGTGTTCGGCTTCGTGCCGATCGGCTTTGATTGCGGCCTGATCGCCAAGCACGCCGTGGTGCGGCACGGGTCTAGCGTCTACTGGATGGGCTACACCAACTTCTGGATTCTCTCCGGCGGCGCCCCGCAACCGCTGCCGTGCACGGTTTGGGATGTTTGCTTCCAGGACCTCAACACCGCCCACCAGGACCGCTGCTTTGCCTGGTCGAATATGCCCTACAACGAGATCTGGTGGTTTTTCCCGCGCGCCTCGACCGGGGCGAGCGAGCCGGATTACTACGTCAAGCTCAACACGCTGGAGGGTGTCTGGGACCACGGCCCGATGGCGCGCGCGGCGGCAATCGGCCAGTCGCTGCTCGGCATGCCGATTGCGGCCACGCCCGACGGCGTCATCTACCAGCACGAGACCTCGCCGGATGCCGACGGGCAGCCGCTGATGTCCTCCTTTGTGACCGGCGACTACCAGTTGTCGGAGGGCCAGGACATGATGCTGGTCGACTGGGTGCTGCCGGATGCGAAATTCGCCGAGTACCCGGACACCTCCGGGGCGGCGCTGCAGATCACCTTCTACTCGCGCGACTATCCCGGTGGCGCGCAGCGCACATACGGGCCCTATAATTTCACGGCGAGCACAAAATTTATTAATACCCGTATACGCGGCAGGCTGATTTCGTTTAAGGTAGAGTCGGACGACATCGGATCTTTCTGGCGTATCGGTGGCTTACGGTTCCGCGTAGGAAAAAGCGGGAGGCTGTAATGCCGGGCCCTGGGCAGATCCAGACGCAGCCCAACGCGATCATCAATTCCGCCGACAAGCAGTTCTCGCTGCTGTTGGGGAATATCGCGGCTACCGTCACAGCCATAGCGACCCTCATCTCGACAGGCAGTTGAGGGATGGCGCTCCAGGATTTACTGCAGAACGCCAATGCGGGCGTCAGTTCGGCCGAGGCCGCAAACGCGCTTTCCCGCAATGTGCAACTCGCCGCCGTCGCCACCGCCTTTGCCGATTTGCGCACCGCGCTTGAGGCCGCGATTGGCGCTAGCACCGCCTACACGCCGACGCTGGCCTCCGGCACCGGCACGCTGACCAGCGCGGCGGCGACCGGGCACTACATCACGCTCGGCAATTACACCTGGGTTTCCATCTCGATTGTCATCACCACCAACGGCACGGCGGCAACCAATATCACGGCGACGCTGCCGGCCTCGCAAGTGGCGGCGACGGCCGGCGTGATTGCCGGGGCCGGCACGGTGGTCAACACCAACATGCTGAAAGGCGTGATCGCGGCGGCCGGCAGCGTGGTGACGGTCACCAACTACGACAACACCTACCCGGGCGGCGATGGCCGCACGCTGGTGGTCAGCGGCTGGTACGAGCACACCTAATGGCAAGCTACCAGGACAAGCTCGCCTTCGGGCGGCAGATTTACGATTACTTCCTGGCCAAGGGGCTGCCCCCGCACCAGGCGGCGGCGATTGCCGGGAATATGACCTGGGAGGGCGGCGGCCGTTCCAACCTGGTCAACTCCTGGGACAATCGCAAGGTCTATGCCTCGCCGCATTCCGTCGGCGTCGGGCAGTGGAACGACCGCTCGCAGGGTGTATTCGACTTGGCGCGGGCCCGGGGGATCGACCTGGGCAAGGGGGATCTGCGCGATCCGCGCTATGTGCAGGCGGCCATCAATAAGATTCCGCTCGACGTGCAGTTGGACTATGCCTGGCAGGAGATGCAGGGGCCGGAGCGGCGGGCCTTCTATGGCATCCAGCGCTCGCCCGATTTGCAATCCGCCACGGCCAACGCCATCAGCTACCACCGGCCCGCCGACTGGACGTGGTCGCGCCCCTGGGGCGGGCACGGCTATGCCGGCCGCCTCGCCCTGGCGCGCGGCATCATGGATTACAATGGCCCGGCCGCGACGGGCCGGGAGGTCGCCACCCGCCCGGGCAACGACCCGTTCGCCGGGCGCATGTCGCTCGGCGCCGTGCCCTCGGAGGGGACGGAGGTGCCGGGCATCGTCACCGATGCGCCGCGCAACCCGCCCCCGACGCAGGCCCCCCCGGCGGAGGAGTTCCCGGCCGATGCCACCGACGCCGCCGAGGCGCAACGTGCCGCCCGCAGTGCCGCCGCGCAAGCCGCCGACGCCCAGCATTGGGATGCCATCCAGAGGCAGGCCGAGGCAAACCAGGCCCGCATCGAGCAGGGGCGCGAGCCGATCACCACCGGCTCGGTAACGCCGGCCGCCCCGGTGGCGCCGGCCGCTGCCGCGCAGCCCGGCTGGTTCGGGGCGCCGGGCAGCGGGGCGCAGTTCGCCGACGCGGGCGACTTCTTTCGCAACCAGGAGCGCTGGGGGTTTAAGGGCGGCGGCGCGGTCAAGGCCCTGCCCCTGAAATCCAAGGAGCAGGTGAAGTATCGCG